ATTCAAGGCAATTTAGGGTTTAGTAGGCCAAACTAAATTTTCAATATCTGTAAGGGTAGTAATACCATTAGTGATATCCCTTAGATTCTGGCGATATGTTCTTTGAGCATCAGACATTTCAGCAGTATCGGATAAAGTCCAATAGTCAGTTTCTGCTAATAATTTAGTTCTACGCTGTCTTACATAGTCGAGGGCCAATTCAAAATCTTTTGTTGCTAAAGAATCAAAGTGTGCTTCTTCTTCAGCAGTCATTTGTCTATGGACACCGTCAACAATAGTATATCTAGGCATTGTTATTTTACTCCATATAATCTTAGATACCCAGAGTTTAATCCACTGTTTGGTGATCTAAGTGTTATCGAACTTGGCGTACCACCAGCAGATAGAGATCCACCGATGCTTGATGAGGCTGTATATCCACCGCCGCCTTCTGTATTTGTTAAAGCCTGTGACCAAGCACGAATATAAACATCATAACTAATATGTACTTCAGCAAAGTGCCAGTCAGAACTTTCATTACCCGTATTACTAAACAACGTCATTGTATGTCCACCACCTGTTTTATTAATGTCAAGATAAACAGTACCACCTTGGCTACCGTGTTGGGTATCAACATATAAAATATATTTGGTATATGTGCTGTTCACATAGGTATTAGATATTGTTACACTAGAAGGGCCGTTGCCCCAAGATGTTTCATATATTTTTACAAAATCTTGTGATCCAAGAGATTCTAGATCCGGTGGAGTAAATGTAAAAATTCTTGTGCCGGAATTATAAGTTAATGAACCATTGCCTGACGCTGTATTTTGTATAACATTTAGACTTGCTCCGGTTATAAAATTAGTATCATTAGTAAAACTGCTTAATGCGGTCGGTCCTGAAATATTTAAAACAGTATTATTGTTTACTTCACTAACACTTGTTGTAATATTATTAGATCCAACAACTTTTAATGTTTCAGAGTTATTAATGCTTATACCTGAACTGTCATCTCCAACAATATTCCATTGTGCTTTTGTAAGATATCCTGCGTCATTTGTAAATGAAGAAAGGTTAGTAGGTACATTTGTAAAATTATTATAGTTTAGATAATAAGTTCCTGCGAAGCCGTCTAGTGTTGTTGCATCTAATCCTTCGCCGCCTATGCTGATATCCTCACCTGGTGCCCATTGTGCCCCGTCCCATTTTAAAACCTGACCAACAGTGGGTGCAGTGGATCCTACATTTGCAAGATCCGAAAGGTTAACAATTCTATTTTGTATCGATGAATAATTAATTGTGGTGCTAATATTATTATCATCAAGATGCAAACTGTTATTTGCAATAGTTAATTTATGAGCACCTAGATATATTGTTGCTGTTGATAGATATAAATCTTTAAATTTTTTTGTTGCACTACCTAAATCATATTGTTCATCTTGATCAGGTATAATATTTCCTTTTACTGTACCGTCTAGATTAATTCTCGAAGCAACTCCGTCTACTAATACAGTGGAGTCATCACCAAAAACAGAACCTTTTATATCTAGTAAGTTTGTACCTATTGCTGTAACATATCCTGCATCATTTGTAAATGCACTAACATTGGTTGGTGCTCCGGTCAAACTAGCATATTGACCATTGAATGCATCTGTGATACCATATCCAGCAGTGGTGGTTGGTGTACCTGAAACAACACTCCACGGAACACTGCTGTTAACAACATCAACTAACAGTGTGCTATCATTACCAACAATAGGTGCGTTAATTTGATTTGCTCTAAATGTACCTTCGATTAAAAAATCTTCATCTAACGAAATAACAACAGATTGTGATGAGTCTTGTGGAACATGAGTTTTAATTCCATTACCACCGAGTATAGATAATGCATCACCGCCTAGGTTAATACCTGTTTCATTTCCGTCGTCATCACGTATAGCAAGTGTATCACCGGTACCAGCATATGTAAAGTATAGTTGTCCATTACCATCTGTTGCAAGAATTTGTCCCGGATTACCATCCGTTGCAGGTGCTACATAGGAACCATCACCACCTAGGTGCGTAAGGTTACCGTCCATTTCTTGATAGGTTAATGCTTCGCCCTTATCTGCTCTTTTTATTAGTGTCATTTGCTTTTTGTTCCATCATCTGCAAAATACTTACCAGAATAACTTACATACTGATCATTTTGTGTTCCTGGATTATCTTTAATATAATCGAACGCACAATATTCAAATCTTTCTGTTTGTTGCTTTGTTGGTAGACCTTTAAAAGTAAATCCACTGTCTGCCAATTGTGATTCTGTTGTACTAAACTTCATTTACTATTACATCTCCCGATGCTGTTGCGGCCGCATTAGGAACCCAACTTCCGTGGCCTGCTGTTGCATCATTTAATCTGTGTACAGGAATACCATTAGCAAATACATCCGGTGAATGTCCTATTGCAGGATCACCACAAGCCGTGGTATCACCTTTACGCACAACTTTTGCACCGTTGGCAAACACATCAGGCGAACCTACTGCATAGGGAGTCTGATGGAAAGGATTTGGTGTTGGACTCGCGTGACCAATATGAACATCTAATCCTACTCTTACAATACCTGTCATACAAGTATTTAGCAGTTATTAGACTACGAAGTTTTTTGGAGGTGTTACAAACCCTGAAGTACGTTCTTGGTATGCTTTTGCAAACTCTTCTCTTGTAGCAGTAAAACAAGCAATCGCTGTTTTGTTAATTGTGAGTAATTTTTCTGGATCAGCAGTAAAGAGGTATTGCTGTAATCCTACTCCTTGTTGACTCATTATCAGTGTAAGAGGCATTTTAAGTTTAATATGTGTATCAGTTTCTGAATCTAGTTTACCAACAAGTTCTTCTCCTGATGTTAATTTTACTGTTAAAATATCGCCTTCTTTAGTTGTTTCGATTAGCATTATAAAGTGTGTCCTGTTCCGTTAAATCCAGTGTCATCTATGTATTTTGTAAAAGCATCATAGCCACCGATTTTATTTCCGTTGATTACAATTTGTGGTACAGTTCTTGCGTTTGGAAACTGTTCCATTAGTTCTTCTCTTGTGTAATCAGTTCCAAGAGATTTGTACGTGTATTCAAACCCACGAGTTTCGCAAAGATTTTTTGCTTTATCGCAGAATGGACACTGTGGTTTTCCGTATATTTCAATCATATTTTTGTTCCTTCTTCCATTTATTATATTCGTCAATCCAATCTTTGTCTGTTTTTGTATATTTGTACTCTCCAGACACAATTTTTTTAACTTTTTCTAGTATAGATATTTTCCATTCTATAAGAAGCAATAGATAGTATCTAATACTGTATATCATTATAATTTAAATCCTTTAAATGTGTCTTCTTCTACGTCTTGTTTAACACCACCAATGATATAGGACTCAACTTCAGTCTCTTGCGGTGCAACTTGTAATCCTGCACTTGACAACCAATGCTGTGTCCATGGTAGAGGATTTTGATTTAATGGACGATCGTAAATTGTTTTAAGTCCTAATGCTTTTAATCTTTTGTTTGCAATAAACTCAACATATGCATGAAGTAGGTTAGCATTTAGTCCAACAATAGATCCTTTAGTAAACAAATAATCTGCCCACGCTTTTTCTTCGTTGACGCAGGTACGCCACATTTCATAAACTTCTTCTTCACACTCTTTTGCAATTTTAACAAAGTCTGGATCATCGTCACCTTTCATCCAGTGCTTGATAATATGTGTTGAAAGATTTAAGTGTGTTGCTTCGTCACGTGCAATTAATGAAATAATCTTTGCAGATCCTTCCATAAGTTTAAGTTCACCGAACGCAAACGTACAAGCAAATGAAACATAGAAACGTAAACCTTCTAAAATGTTGACAGTCATCATGGCTTTGTACAATGACTTCTTAACATCATAGATAGTGCCTTTACCGTGTTGAAAATATTGATTAGCAATTTCATTAAACTCGTCATAGTTTTTTGTAACACTAATTGCACGTTCAATAATCTTTTCATCATCAAGGATAGTGTCAAACACTTCACTTGGATCAGGATAAACGTTCTTTACAATGTGTGTATATGAACGACTGTGGATAGTTTCAAAGAAGTCCCAAGCAATAATACATCCTTCAAGTTCTGGACTAGAACAATAAGGCAAAAAGGAAAGACATGGTCCGCGACCTTGTACACTGTCTAGTAGTGTTTGATATTTTAAGTTAGCAGTAAAGATGTGCTTTTGTTCTTCTCTAAATTCTTGATAATCACCTCTATCCTTTTGAAGGCTTACTTCTTCAGGACGCCAAAAGTAACCAAGCATGGTTTGATTGAGTTTATCATACTCTGGATAACGAAATACATCGTACCTCTGTGTATTTTGGTCTTCACCAAAAAACATATACTGTTTTGTAAAATCGATTTTTTTTCGATTAAAGACGGTCTTTGCCATTCGCTTTTGCTTTTCCTTTTTCATAACCAATTAAATTTATATTGCACACGCTTCACACTCGCCTTCTTCTGTAGAAAGTGTGTTGTCACTGTGACCATTTGTGCCATTGACTGTTGTGCTTTTAACTCCATTAGTATCTATAGTAGCACCATTTGTGTTTGTGTCAACGGCTGTATCTTCCAAACCTTGCGGTTGGATAGAATCTTCTGCACCTTTAAAGTCGTAAGTGTTTTGATAATAACTTGTCTTCCACCCCATTTTATAGGTAGTCAACATATCTTTCATCATAACACTCAACGGTACTTCGTTGTTTTCATAATGCAATGGATTATAAGACCAGTTACCACTAATGGCCTGATCAAAGAATTTTTGCATAACAGCAACAATATTAATGTATCCTTCGTTGCTAGGCATATCCCAAAGTAGGGTATAAAAGTTTTTTAACCTATTATACTCTGGAACAACCTGCTTAAGAGGCCCTTTTTTCGATTTCTTAACGGACAAGAATCCTCTAGGTGGTTCGATTCCATTTGTTGCGTTCGACACAACGGAACTGCTCTCCGAAGGCATCTGTGCGGACAATGTTGAATGCCGTAACCCGTGGGTTCGAATACTTGATCTAAGACTCTCCCAATCATAATTTAGTTTTGCTCCTATTAGTTCATCCACTTCTTTTTTATATGTATCGACAGGTAACACGCCGTCAGCATACTTTGTACGGTGGAAGTAATCACAAGGACCTAGTTCTTTTGCAAGAGTATTTGATGCTTGTAATAGATAATATTGGAATGCTTCTGTTAGATTGTGTACAAGTTTCCACGCTTCTTTATCCCCATACTTAACTTTATTTTTAGCCAAGTAATGAGCAAGTCCAATATAGCCAATGCCTAAAGAACGTCTTGCTTTAGTAGAACGTTCTGCCGCTTTAACAGGGTAACCTTGATAATCAATAATAGCATCAAGAGATCTTACAGCAAGATCACATAATGGCTCTAGTTCTTCTAAATGATTAATCAATCCCACATTAATAGCAGAAAGAATACACAAGGCAATTTCACCTTGTTCGTCATCAATATGACCGATAGGCTTAGTTGGTAGTGTAATTTCTTGACATAGGTTACTCATATAAACTTTATCTTTAAATGAACTGTGTGTATTCACGTGATCAACATTCATAAGATATATACGTCCTGTTTCAGCACGTTCCTTTAGAAGTGCACCAAACAGTTCCATTGCTTTTATAGTTTTCTTTCTAATGCTTGTCTTACGTTCATACGTTTCATACAGTTCTTGAAACTTATCAGGATCCCCAAAATATGCTTCATACAAGTCTGGAACATCGTGAGGCGAGAAAAGAGTAATGTTACCACCCTCTAATAATCTCTCATACATAGTTTTATTCAATTGAATTGAGTAGTCTAGTTTACGCACACGATTGTCTTCTGTTCCTTTATTATTTTTAAGAACAAGAATGTCCTCAATTTCTAAATGCCACAATGGGAAATGTGTTGTAGCACTTCCGCCACGTACACCATTTTGTGTACAACTTCTCACTGTTGCTTCATAAACTTTTAGGAAAGGAATTACTCCCGTATGTGCAACTTCGCCTCCTCGGATCTTTGAATTGATCGCTCTAATTCTTCCGGAGTTGATCCCAATACCGGCCCTTTGAGCAATATAATAACCGATTGCACTATTGCTACTAAAAATAGAATTAAGATTATCGTCAACATCAACAAGAACACAAGAGGCAAACTGACGAATAGGAGTACGCACTCCAGCCATGACTGGGGTTGGTATGTTGATCTTAAAAAGTGAGGTCGCGTCATAATATTTTTTCACGTATGATAAACGTGTCTCCTTTGGGTAGTCTGCAAATAATGTTGCCGCAATCATCATATACATAAACTGCGGTGTTTCGTAAATTTGTCCACTGCTTCTATCTTGGCACAAGTATTTGTCTACAATTTGTCTTAGACCAGCATACGTAAAATCTTCATTACGATCGTGTTTAATCCAAGCATTCATTTGTTTGAAATCAGTTCGATTATATTTTTCTTTAATAGCAGGATCGTATACACCACGTTCAATATTTTTATCTACTACTTGCATTAAACTCAAATGTTCATAACGACCGTATACTTGTTTGTGTAAACTATACAGAAGCAATCTTGCCGCCGCATATTGGTAGTTAGGTGCTTCTAATGAGATAAGGTCGTTAGCACTTTTAATCAAGATGTTTTGAATTTCATCCGTACTCATTCCGTCATAAAATTGTAAATCAGCATTCATTTCGATTTGAGAAGCACTTACACCGGACAGGTCAGTACACGCCTGTTCAACAACAAAATGCATTTTATCTAAATCTAATTTTTCTCTCTCGCCGGAACGCTTGGTGATGTAAATTTCTTTTTTAGTCATTATAATCCTCGTCTTTCAAAAACTTTTGCCTTTTAAATCAGTAGTAGACGTATTTAAGTTTCAACACTAAAGTTGACGCTGATATTGAACGTGCAAACTGTCAGGCAACATCTCCATACTAACTGCTTTGTTTGTTTCATAATTTAAAACTGTGTTTGATATAACAGTTACATTATAATACATTTGTGTTGTATGGTCTATACATATTTTTATCAAAACATCATCTTTTTTAAACCGCTCGGTTAACTTCAGTGTCCAACCCATCATAAGGGGTATAGCGATGGGACAAAACCGGTTTTCCTTTAAAAGTTCCCAAGGCGTTGGCCAGTGTTGAGAATTCCAGGCATCTAAATGATGATCTATTCTTGGTGCTGAGTTCCAAAGATTAATTGTATCCTGAAAAGGATCTTTACTAACCTCTAGTTGTGTTCTAAACTCACGCCATAAAAGAATTCTTGATTCTGTATCTGTATCAAGAAACATTAAGCAAAGTAACTAATTGCGTAACGTAAGGTTCCACTACCGTTTCCGATTGGATTTCTGTATTTGATTAATACAGTTTCATTTCCAGCAGTTGAATCCATGTTATCTAAACTTGCACTAAAAGATACTCCGCCATCTGACGATCCTAAATGGCTGAAACTATCAGTTACTTGTGCTGTTGAATTATTGATAGTAACTGTTAGTCGACCTTGTCTTGTTGTAGCACTTGCACCAGTCTTAACAAGCAAATAGTCAACATATGCAATCTTATCTTTGGTGAACGGTAATTTAGTAAAAGTGTTAAATGAATCTGTTTCGTTTAGTGTAGCAGTATTCATTCTACCTTTTGTATAATGGTTTCCGTCAACAGTTGGTTTGTAAGGAACATTTGTTGCTACTGCTGTATTAATATAACTATCTCTTTCAAAATAGTCTCCAACACTATCACATAGTATTGGTTGGAACATTATTACTGCTGTTTGTGGAGAATTTTGTCCGTTGTTATTGTTTGCAACATCTAAGAAACTGTTTCCTGTTGATGTGTGTCCTGTTGGACTTACTGTTGCATTTGGTTTCCAAACAGCGATTCCAAAGTCTTCAATTTTATCAAAAATATTACCTTTAATAATAAAGTTTCTAGGTCCTTGTTTTTGTGATCCAGTACCTGTGCTTGTTCTTGCTAGGTCAATACCTGTATGCAAGAAGTTAAACAAGTTAGAATCAAAGTTAATATTTTTAACATCTTGAACGCTGTAAACGCCAATGCTTAAATTTTCAAATTCTGTATTTGTAATTAAGTTTTGTTCTGAAGTAAGGGCACCTAATCCTCTAATCATAATACCAGTCTGTGCAATATTGTAACCGCCACCTCTGACATATGTTCCTTTGAATTTACAATCGTCGATTGTACTTTCTGTCATGTTATCCATTTTAAAGATTGCGTCATGCACAGTTACTTCTGAATGTACTTCAAAACTAATACCTTTTAGTGTAATATATCTTGGTCGTTCCTGTGAAACAATGTTACTGTATGTGACATATGTTCCTGGATTTGAATTACCTGCAACTGTTTGTATAATAGGTCTTGCAGTTCCTGGTAATGCTTCGCTAGGATTTCTAAACAGTTTAAAAATAGTTTTTTCTTTTCCATCGCCTATTAAATTAGCAAATGGTGGAATGTAAATTGTGTTTGTTAATTTATAAACACCCGCCTCAATTTTTAATGATACTCTACTTCTTGGATCGAATTTATCTCCCGAATTTAAAAATAAACTATCAATGGCTCTTTGTATTGCGGCAGTATCGTCAGTTACACCGTTCCCTACTGCTCCGAACGATTTAATTGAAACAACATCGTCCAGTCTTTGCTGTACAGTTCTGATTACAGGATCGTTTGCAAATACACCAGTTTGTTTAAATGCACCAGTGTTCCCTTTGTATTCGTATTGATTTAATAAATCAAATAAGTTTGTGTTTGCTGTTAAAATTTCTGTGTTACCTACGGCAGGAGCACCTTCGGAAACAGAGCCATTACCAATATAAAGTTTTTGTGTATCAATTGCCCAACCCAGTTCAGCAGAGGCTAATTGTGGGATTCCCCCGGAAATAGTTTCTTTACCTCTACGGTGTTGAATTTTCGATATTTGAACTACGGCCACTTTATATTACTCCTTTGCTATTATTTAGTCAATTGACAAAGTCTTAATTATGATGATTAATGTAATAGTCTTCTACACGTTTAAGCCACTCGTTGCACCAGTGTTCAAAATCGCTTGGTTCTAGGTCAAATTGCTGATACTGTAGGTCACGCGAACACATGAATACGTGTCCTTCTTTAATTTCTGTGCCGTAAACAGCATTGTGTGCCATGGCATATGCCGCCAGTTGTAGATAATAGTCCTCAACCCATTCTTTTTTCTTGGGTTTGTTGGTTTGTTTAAAGTCCATGATTGCAGGTTGTCCTTTATAAACACCCACTAGGTCAGTAGTACCTGAATACATTTGTGGATAATATAATGCTTGTTCAATGCCCCATATTTCATCTACGTCACAAAGTGCATTAGTAATAATTTGATCAGCCATTTTATTTGCTTGTACGTGAACTAGATTGTTACCCGGCTTGCGTTCTTCACCAATAAGAAACCGTTCTAGATTGTTGTGCATGGCTGTACCAACACCCGCGGCTTCTGTAACAATTTGTTGTGCTTGTTCTTCACCTACACGTTTCTTCCATGCATTCAAATGGGTCATGTCTTTTGTTTTACCAAGGATGGTTGTTACGCTTGGTGTTTTAGATCCATCGGGTGCTTCGTAAAGTCTTTTGCCTTCTAAGTTAATTTGCTTAACTGTATGATATTGATAACGTTCCACATAAGGTGGTGGGGTTAATTCCATAATTTTTTTCTCTTTTCCAATATTGTTTAATTATACGCTAATAAAGAGGCAAAAGTCAACTAAATTCTTTTATTAGTTGCTCGTTTTGCCATTTGTTGAACTTTTTTTGTAGGAGCAGATGTTGTGTCAACTGCATCACTTGTATCATCTGGTTTTTCAAATGTAGTGTTTAGTTCAACTCCGTCTTGATTAAAAGTACGGACAATATTTTGTAATTCAGGATGAGCATCAAACATAGGTTTGAAACTGGCATATGAATAATTGCCGTGTCCTGCTGACTTCATTAGGTTAGTAATTGCAGTCCAACTTAGGTTCGCTTCACTATCAGATTGATTTGCTCGTTGAATTTGATTGCGTAAAACTAGAATTAAATCTTCTGCCGCTTCCTGTCCTGCGAGTTCAAACAATCGCATAGGATCTCCTTACTTTGCTAACTTACGGAAAATACGATTTGATTCTGCAATAGGTTTTTTAGTTGATTGATAACCTTCGCGTTTTTCTCTGCCTGCAGGTTCAGTTCCGCCAGTTGCGGCATCACTTGCACTGAATTCATCATCCGTTGGTTCAACCGGTCCTTCAACATCAGCATCAGCATCAGCATCAACTTCTGGTGCTACATCTGGTTCAGCACCAATAGTGTCTGTTGGTGCACCTTCACCTGTTAACACACCAACACCTTGTGTTAATGCTTCACGTGATGTAGTTAAAACTTGTTGTGCAGATTCAAGTGCAGGTTTAACAATTCCTACATATTGTTCTGATTGTTCTTGACCTAATTCATCTCTAATAGAGTCTGCTAATTCAAGCATACCTTCAGCACCCATTTCAGCAACATCTTCTAAGAATGAAGTAAATCTATCTACCATATCCTTCGCCGCCATAATAACTGCCGCTTGGTCTTCAGCACCTTCAGTAACAACTGACTCGCCAACTGATTCTAAATTTCCGCCAACTGCTTTAATTGGTGCTTTTAGTCTTGTCATACCAGCCTGACCTTTTTCTAAGAAAGGTAACATCATTTTTTGTAATACTTCACTGAATGCTTTGATTTGAACTGGGTTAAGTGCTTTACCTGACATAATTCTAAGAATTGCCATTCTAGCATCTTGAACTTCTTTAGGATCATCAATGATACCTTTTAAGGCTGTCATAATTTGACTTGATTTCTTCTGTACTTCTTTTCCAACATCTTTTGGCTCATCTTGGGGATCATCGCCAAAGTCTTTTGCTACATCTGTATCATCTTCTGAAACATCTTCGATATCATTCTCAATATCATCTTCTTCAATTGGGGATTCAATATATTGATTGATTGCTGTTTCAACAATCTTTTGAATTAATACTGCTTTTTGATATTCTGTATTAGTAAGGCTTTCATTAAAATTACTTTTTGTTTTGAATGCTGTAAGTTTAGCACCAATTGCCTTGCTATAATCTTCTAATTGTTCTTTAGAATACTTTTTGATATTGACAGTTTTGCCAAACTTAGAATATAATTCCTTGTTTAGGCTTTCTACTGTAACTTCGTTTAAAAAATCACTTGTTTTCATTTGTTATAGTTCCCCAATTCTATTAATGTTATTTATTTTTAAACAACAATTTCTCTGCCTGCTTTAGAATGTTATTTACCTGTATTGTTTCTCTATCCAACCCTACTTGAACAACATCTAAGCGTGTTTCAGCCACTATTTGCTTGAATTCATCACCAATTTTAATGGCGTGTTTTATGCTGTTTTTAAATAGCATAACTTCATTATAGTAATGGCAGTACTCATGATCCTGTTTTAACAGGTTCATCTTATTGTATTTAACACCTAATCCTTCATAGATTGCAATCGCGACTGCTATTTTAAGGCTAGTAATTGCTTCATGATAAATTTTGTTTGAATTATGTAAGTTTTTAATTACCCATGCATTTTGATTTGGATGCTTTGCTATCCAAATATGTTTGAATTTGATGCCACCTTGATGTGCAACCGGCAAGACAAATCCGCTTTGTTTTAAGCGGTCTTTTACCTTTTGGGCAGTCTCCGAAAAGTTCGAGACAAGATTTTTAACATCAGGTTTCATACCATTATACTATAACACAAAAACTATATAAAATCAACCAGTAATTATTGAGGTGGTTGTACAAACTGTGCTATGTCTTTTTTCTTAAATTTGAATGCTACTGGTTCTCCAGGCTTTTGTTTTGGATTGCGAAGTTCAACTTCATCCGATGTTGCATTTTTAACTTCAAAGTCAGCAAGGCTTTTATCCATTGTCGGCATTTGAATCTTCTGTCCTCTTACAAATTTAGCCTGTGATTGTTGTTGTGGTGATTGGGAAGGTTGTGATCCTATTGTTCCCTGTGATTTATTTGGTCCTCCGGGTGTAGGTGTAACCATATTCTTGGCTGTTTTTCCTATTACCCGTCCTGTTGTTCTTCCTACTTGGGCCGCGACCTGTCCTGTTTTTTGGGCCACCTGTCCTGCTACTCTTCCTACGCCTTGTGCTACCCTACCGGCTACCTGTGCACCTACTCTAGCCGCCGTACCAACTGCTTGTAATGCCGCTCGACCTGCCGCCGCGGCACCCATTGCAATAGCAGGTAAAATTTCATCTAACTGTTCTTCGGATAAATTATGGTCAAGAATAATCTGTTTAAATTCTTTGTGTTTGCTATCTATTTCATTTATTCTCATTTTTTCTTTGCCTTCTTGACTTGTCTGGCTCTAACCAATCCTTTATTGTATGTGCTAACTGCTCTAGAAATACCTGATCCTTTTTTAGTCATTTTAGATTTAAAGGCTGTTTGTGCAGGTCTTCTAGCACGGGTTACAGTCATGGTCTTTTTAGCACTTGCTTTAATAGGAGCATGACAGGTTGCTATGTTGGCTACAATTCTTCCTCTGCGTGGACCGGATGTGCATCTAAACTTTCTAGAAATTTTACCTTTGTGAGATCCTCCAGGTTTGCCTGCTCGACCTAAAATAAATTTTCCACCTTCTGTGATAAACTCAACTATTTTCATCTTCTTGGTTTGCTTCTTATATTGAGATTCTTAAGTGCTCTTGATGCCGGGTTTGTTCTTTTAGTTCTTTTGCTACGCATTGCCATACGCTTCGCTAGTTTTTTGCGGGTGATCTTCATCTTAACACGTTTTTTAATATCAGGTGGAGCAAAGCACTGCTGAGGTTCAGCAACAATACGTCCGTGACGTTTGCCTCCCACGCAACGATACTTGCGAACCAGTTTTTTACCTCTGCGTCCCCAGATCTGTTTTTCCGTAAGATTATCGTCTAAAAGTTCACTCAAATACATAGCAACTGTATTTAGTGTTTTGTTTAACTGTTGTTAATTATTGACTGTTGATTAGTATTACTACTACTGTAGAAAGGAGTCCTGCGATGATAGTACCTGATGTACCAATAATAACTTTAATAAGAGATGCGTGTGATTTGTTCAGATCTTCGTGAATATCCTGAACTTTAGTTTCCACATTACCCAGTCTTCGTTCTAAAACTTCGTAACGCTGTTGGCACAGTTCTACGTGTGCTTCTAAATTTTCTTTTTCAATATCGCTGGCACCTGCCATGTTATTATCTCCGTTATGCTCACTCTGAGCGTTTATATCTTGGAGCCTGCAAAGCCTTTTACTCGTGGCCTATAAAATTTGTTTGTGTTTGCCTATATGCAATTATTTATCAAAACATTCAAAAATTATATTGGTGTAATCACCCTTGTTAACTTTGAATGCACTAGGAATATTTATCGTTTCATTTAAAGAGCCAATTATAGGTACATTATGAAAATCTTCTTTTAAAAAGCCTATAGGATCCTTATCGTTTTTATAAACATCATCTCTATCAATAACAAACTCATAGGTCCATACTTTATGCTCTCCCTGTATGCGTTTTCCAAACTTTCCTGATACATCTTCTGTTGTTACATATGGGTCAGCATTATCTTCAATTAAACTTCTAATATTAATAATCTGTTGTAGTGTTTGAAAATTGCTTTGTTGGGCCATTCTGAGAGCATCGCCCTGTTCTTTTCGACGCACTCCGGTTTTAGTGATATCAACTAGTGTTTTGATTACTATACGCATACAACTATTTACCGGTCATAAAAAAAGGGTGCCAATTTCTTGACACCCTTTCTGTGTAATCTAATTATTAGATTAGATTGCTTCGAAGTCAGTAACTTCAGTAACTTTTACAGTATCTGGATCAGATAATGTAGCAACACCGCCTGCAACTGTGAAAGCACCTGTGTCAAGCACTTGTGCAATAGTTGAAGCAATAGCACCAATGCTTACTGCGTGTCTGTCAGCAGTTAAGTAAACTTCTGAACCATCAGATTTTACTTGAAATAGTCCACTGAATGAACCACAAGCGTCTGTTACTTTAGCCGCCGCCGCATCAGATCCGATAGCACCTAAACCGTTACCACCAGCAAGTACAACTTTGTACATTGTTTGTGCGTTATTTTTTTGAATTGTTCCT